TATAAAAAGATAATTTATTGAACCACAAAGATACCAGTTATTAGCCTCAATTCCAACTAACTTTAGTACTTAATTATTAAGCACTATAAAACGAAATCTTACTTCAAGGAATTAAAATCGATTGCATCAGCTTCTGCGGTTTCATCAGAAGGAGTGTCGTTTGCAGTCTCTTTTTCTTTAGCAGCCATATCAGTAGGTTTCTTCTTAAGCATTTCTTCTTTTCTCTTTTCTTCAAAAGGAGAGAAGAACACTTTATCACCTATAAAGTTATCAGAGGGGAAGCACTCTCCTTGTTTGTTCAGAGCAACGAAATAAGGTAAGCACGGAACAAAGTTCCCATCCTTATCTACTTTACCAATTAATTTCAAATTAGTTTCAGTACCGATTTTTGGCTTTAAAATTTTAATAAGTGCATCGCACAGTTCATTAAAACTCTTAAAAGAAACACCTTTCATCTTGCCATATTCTGCAGGGGCAAGTACAGTACCAAGCTGGGCAATAAACGTCATGGTTCTCTCAAAGTTACATGGCATTTCTACCTCATGACCTTCTTTATTCTGACGAGTAGGTCTCTTCAAATCACTTTCTTTAGGGAAGAAAATGCTTTCTTCATAATAACCATCCTTGTTCTCAAAACGAACCTTTAGAATTTCGTAAACTGCATCAGGGTCTTTTTTACCTTGAATACGTTCTACCTTGATATCCTTAAAGGCAACTCTATGAATTTCATAGGGTTTAAGTCTAGGCATTGAAGAAGAAATTGCTTGTGTGTTCGAAAGGTTAAAATTCATTTCCATAATAGATATTTTTATTTTAATGTATAGTCAAATCCAGAAATCTTGTCATTGTCTGTATCATCTACTAACATATCTGCCAATTGTGTATCCAATGGAAGGTCATCAACTGGTTCATCTTCAATATCTATTTTTATCTCTTCTGTTTCTTTAGGGGTTGGGGCAGGCTTGTCTCCTTCTAATATAAATAATCCATCACTAGACGGATGTGGACTTAAGGTAAAAATAGTACCAAATTCCGCAAGCATTTCATTAGCCTTACCCCTACAACTAACTGTTAAGGATTGTGTAAGTTTGTTTCCTCCCTTAGTTCCGAAAGCCTCGTTAGAGCCAATTACCGGAGTGCGAGTTTTGCCTTTTCTTTCATATTTAATTTCTAATCTATCTTCGGGAGCTACACCAAGAGCATCGGCTGCTTCTTGATTTAAACAATACTTATTATCCTCTAATATTAGAGCTGGACCGGTAACCCCCTCTATTTCAGTTACTGCGGTCTTTTTTCTAGACGTCTTTTGCTTCTTTTCGGCTGTCACAGCCTTATCCTCAACGATTTCCCTGGAAACAGGAGTATACTCACCTGTTTCTGGGTCGAAATCGAATACTAATAGCATTTTAATCCTCATCGCCGTTATATTCTTTAATACGTTTAATAACCATATCTAAATCATTGTCTATAAGCAGTTCATTAAATAATCCCATTGGCGACTTAGCTGTACAAGTTCCATCTGAGTTAGTTTTAAACTTATAGCAAGGTTTATTTTCTTCGTCCTTATCTATTACAGTGAAAAATACATAAGTAAACAAACCTTCTAGGGTAATTACACTATCAAGCATTTTCATATAACTATGTAAATTAGCGGTTATTAATCAATTAACCAATTTACACCATCCACATTTCTGTGGGAACTGACTATGTATTCATAAAGTCTTTATATTTCTTAAAAACAAAACCTTTTACACTATCTATTTTTCCATTGCAACAATTAGAAATACTAGATGTAGAAACTCCAGTTTTTTCTTTAGCTATTTGGGCTGTTTTAAATATAGCTATTAGATTCCCTTTTAGGTCTAGTTGGCATACACTGTGCGGAGTATATTTTACAACAGGAGTGTTATCATTTTCGTATCTCCAAATATATCCTCCAGCACTGTTATGATTGGGGGCATGATTACAACAGTGTCCAATATTGCCTTTATCTATTCCAGTTTGTCTAGCGGCTTCCGCAATAGATTCCCAATCAGATATTTTATTACCGTCTAAATCATACTGAACAATTTTTCTTCCTTGCAGAATTGTTATAGAGTCCTTAACTAGAGCTTTAGTTTCCTCAGACCTAACTACTCCAGTTAAACCCTCCGATATCTTTCGTCTAGTTTCCTCATCTCTAGGACGTCCTCTTAATTTTTCTGCTTTTTTCTCTAAAGATTCATAACTAAATACTTGGTCTTGATTTCCATCTCCTCCACTAGTTAAATTAGTTATTTTAAATCCCCAAGATTTAAATTGGGAAATCCAATATTGTTCGAGCCACTTCCAATCCTCGTCAACATCAAATTCTCTTGAGTCGATTTCGGAAATTATAATAGTGTAGCCCTCAGAAAGTTCTTTATTAATCCAATTATAATTGTGAATTGTAAATCGTCCTTCTGATTTTGCTTTTTTAGCATCGCACAGATGCCCGTTTAATCTTCTTTTTAGTGATTGTTTTGTTTTTCCGACATACCTTACGTTATTAGGTTCTCTAGTCGAAGAGAGTGTGTAAATTTTTATTTCCATGTATTCTTTTATTTAGAATACAAAGATACTACAAAAAATTTACATCTCCAAAGATTTATAAAAAATTTACATCCCCATTTCAAAATAGGTCGATTAACTCCTATTTTTACGTTGCCGCTCCGCAACTAGTCGATACACGCGCCCGAAATCTGTAATAACGTACAAAAATTTCTGCTTGGCTCGGCATTACCATACATTTAGTTTCACAACTCAAGCTCAAGGCTCCGCCGAATTAGGGGTTATACTGGCAAATATTATTTACCCAAGGTTTTGATTTTATAATATGGATTAATTTTATCTCCCATGTTTTCGCTATGAGTAGATACAATAATATACAAATCATCACGGAGATTCATTGCATTTTTCATTACAGAATAAGCATGTTGAGCCATTTCTGTAAATTTTTCATACCCTTTCTCTTTAGCTCTGTCCATGGCTTCAAAAGCCATGAAATATTGGAAGTCATCAATAACAACGTATTTAATCCAAGGCATTTTCGCATTTATAAGTTTCAACATTGTTGCAACGTTGTCTACATTGGTAGTAGTATAGAAATTTCCCAATTCCTCTCTAGTTTTGCCTTGTGCATTTAATGTAGGATATTTTTTCTTAGCTCCAGGTATTCCAGGTCTTTTTCCAGTTGTTGTAATAATAAAAGTTTCTTCTGGATTTAAATTTCTAATGGAAGTAGTCTTTCCAGAACCAGACTCTCCACAAATACAAATCATTTCTGCCATTTTTATAACGTAATTGGAATTCTTATGGGTTTATCTTCTTTTACGTTATCTTTGGGTAATTGCGCAATCTCGCTATCTTCTTCAAGAAGATAGTTGGAAGTAAGATATTTATCATAATCGTATATTTCGTCAGCTCTAGGTAATTCTTTCCATAAGCCACACTTTCCATAGAAAGCAACACCAACTTCTACATCGGCCTCACCATATCTATTTTTTAATACAGTAATACTTCTAAATCTACTTCCTAAAGTACTTATATCATACCCTCTATGAGAATTTAATCTTTCCCTATGAGGATTAAAGATAGAAATAATGATTTCACTATCTTGAGCTGGAGAACCACTATCTTTTATATCTGATAGCTGCATGTTGTCCAATCCAGCTTTTTTTCTATCCATAGATGTAGACTCTCTATTAGCCTGCATAATGACTAAAGGACTTATCTTACACCTATTTCTTAGCGTTACTAAATAAGAAGAAACAGTATCCATTTCTTCTTTTAAATTTCTTCCTTCTGATTTGCGAACTAAACTTAAATGGTCGATAACTACAAGATGCACAAGATTCTCGTTATGCTTTTCATAAGTTATTCTTGTATCTGTTTCAATAAAATCACCTTCTTCTTCTAATTCTTTATAAAGAGTTGCATAAAGTACCTGGGCATTTAAAGCTTTGTCATGTACCGTAATAACATTTTCAACATCGCGTAACCATGGAATACAATCCTTTACTATTTGATAATTTTCGTCAGATAAGCGATAATTTCTCTCTTTAGAAAGTAATTCTTTAGTAGACAATTCTACTCCATAATGCTCAAAGATATACATACATAATAGCTTAGCAAACAATAATTCACTACTCATTTCTAAGCTAAAATACGTAACTTTAAAGTTTCCATCATGAAGATGCTCCATCAAAGGACGATATATGTAAGAATATAAAGCTAGCGATGTTTTACCGCTACCAGTTCCACTGAAAATCAATGTATAAGTATTTTGAGTAACTCCATCGATTATAGATTCCAGTTTAGGTAACCCCATTCTATATCCCCAATTCTTTCCATCTCTACCTAAAGTAATTTGATGAATAAGAGAATTAGTAATCATAAGGAACGAACTGCATTATAATTTATAAGGCTTCCATCTCCGTTCTTTAGTCTTTCTAATTCTTCCCATTTTCTACTAATAACAAACTCACATATATTAAAACAGATGTAGCTAGTGTTCTCGAGCGCCCATTTCAACAGTTCCATAATATGCCTATGCTTCTCTTCATTATAGGAGATGGCTTTACCATAAGCCCGAAACATGTCTTCAATAGAAT